CCGGAACAGAAGCGTCAGGGTTGAGTTGGAAGATAGCCGCGTCAGATGTTCTCTGCTGCACCTGGAACGCAGCCGCCTTGTCGCACCATACCTGCGAGGGAACGGTTGAAATAGGCGTCTTCCCAAGCCTGCTGGATATCCTGCCGGTATCGTCAATGATGACATTGCCCGTCTCGGCCAGTTCTGCTATGCCGGTTTCGATGTCGAGTTTGAGCCGCACCGGATCGACCATGTTGTTCTGGCCAGTGGTGCCGGAGAAGATTGTTACGGGTTTCTCATCCATCAGTACTGCACCTCCACAATCGGCGGCGGCGGGAGAGACACACCGACAGTCATGGTTCCCCGGACCTCTTCAATCAGGTCATTGAATTTCTTCAGGTGATGGTTGGCCCCCAGCTTGACAATGCCGTTCTCTTGGATGTCGGCGGCAGAGTAAGCTGCAAAGTGGACAATAGCCTTCTCGATTCGCTCAAGCACGGCAGGGGTAATACCGTCAAGCACCAGCGTTTCAGCCGTGATCGCGGCCGGCTTGCGATAATAGAACAGCTTGATAGCCGTCACCGGGGTTTGAATGCGGTCATAAGCAAGTAAGTCCCCATGCTCACAGACCATCGAGATTGTTCCAGCCGTCTCATACTCCGCGCCGGATGCGTCGAGGATCTGGCCAAGGTTCGACTTGACGGTCAGACTTGAACCATTCGGTAGCCTGGCCGCGAAAAGCCCTTTCTGGTAATTGTCAGGAAGGGCAACAGTGTTTCCAGTGAGAACTGAATTGACCGACGCCGACGCCTGCAGTCCAGGGAAATGCAGCCTGTTGGTTGCCAGCAGGAGGCCTTCATTGAGGAAGTCCAGCACGTCGTCATCGTCATAATCGGGCTCATCGATCTTCCTGTGCGCCCGGGCCAGTAATATCTCTGCAGTCGCCATCTGTTGCCCCTATCCTTGTTGATACTGATTATCGCAGTGCTTCTTCGATCTCGGCGCCGGATACTTTGAACCCGGCGAACTCGCTCACTGCATCGACTTTCGGGACACCGTTCAGGACAGACACTAGGGTCTTTCCACCCGGGGTGAGGGTTTCGCCCTGTTCCTTTAGGTCGAGCACTGACTTGACGGCCAGGAGGACAGTCTTGTGTCTCTCTGCTGCTACAGCGGCCTTTGCTGCGTCTTCCTCTGCGGTATCCGCGGGCGGTGCTTCCGGGGGAACAGGCGCAGGGGTGGCGGGCGGTTTATCGCCCAGCGGCATTCCATCCCGAACCTCGGCCAGAGCTGCATCATACAACTCCTTGGAGAGCAGGCCGTGTTTGAGCGCATCAGGGACCATCGGGTCCAGGACTTCCTGCCATTCACTTCCAACGATGACCACATGGCCGCTTGTTGACGCCAGTCGAACGGGTTTCTGCCCGTTCCTTGTTTTAAAATATTCCGGCATATCATTCCTCTTGAAGTATCGGCCAGGCCCCCGGGTGGAGGCCCAACCAGTTAATATTTAGAATGCCATTAACCCTGTGTCGTATAGTTTTTGTTCGCCAGGGTGTAGGTTACAACCAGCCAGCCAGACCCGAGAGTCATGGCGGCAGACGGCTTCAGGACCATTACCTTTTTTGCCCCAACAGGCTTGCCGACATTGAGCCAGTCAGCATCAAGGGCGGTTTTGGCTAAAGCGGTGGCATCGACAGCCGACAAATAAAGATCGTCGTCAGCGGTATTACCAACAGCGATCGTCTCACCCGCGCCAAACGCCGTATCAATGGACAGGAAGCTATCCAGCGGGATTGCATCGCCGGGGATCTCCAACACCTCCACCTCTGCTGCCGAGGGGAAATCGGTATAATCGAAACGTACCTTGCGGACTTCGATGGTCCCGACGCCTTCAGATCGTACTTTTAAACTTGCGGCCATGGTGAACTCCTTGTGAAATAGATTATGAACCTGGTGCGGCAGCGAACTGACACATGATCAGCCCGCCGCCATGGTGCGACCGAAGCCGCGCTTATTTAATGTAGAAATCCAGTGCGATTACGCCGAAATCCTCATCGGCATTCTTGGTGTACTGGTTATCGAACCTGGGTTTTCTAAAGCCGATGAACTTATCGGTGCTGATACCCTGCACGCTGCCGTACTGGAACTCTTTCTCTACCCAATCAGGAGCCCCTACATCGACCATACCGAGGGCCTGAGCACCGAGGAACAGTGAACGGGTGCCGTTAACCAGGCCGCCACCGCCCCACTTCGAGCCATTGGCAGCGCCCTTGGTATTGAAACACTTCTCATGCTCCATGATAACGATACCGTCTACCGTGGTGATAGCCCCAGTGAAGAAGGGGTTTGACTCACTGCCGCGGGCGCCGGCTTGGGTGATAGCCGCCAGAAAATCGGTATCACGCTTCAGCGCTGCCAGGTTGCGCGGATCAGTGACCCACAGGTAATATTCCTTACCGCCCATGCGAATAGGCTTCATGTGGGAGGTCTTAGCATAAGCCTTGATATCGACCAATGCGCCGTATTTCGGCACACAGGCGGAGGTGATCGAAGCGGTATTCCCAGCCTGCAGATCGGTTCCGTCGAAATAGAAATGACGGCCGGCAGAAGGGGCAGTCACGTCAGCCGCAAAGGAAAGCTGATTCCATGGGTTGTCCTCGTCTTCCTCGGTGGAGTAGGTCGAGCCGTCCAGGTTGTAGTCGAGGGAGATGCCGGAAAGCACCAGGAACGCCATAATATCAACAGCATCAGCCAGCCAGTATTTCAGGCGGTCACGTCCGGTTTCCCGGAAGTTAATGACGGACTGCTGGTCGGACAGCTTGCCCTTGTTCTTCACCTGATGGGAGATGAGCCCCATGTTGATGTCGATGTCGTAATTCTGCAGGGCCTCTTCTCGGCCTTCCCGCTCGTTGTCGTTTGCGACACCACGTTTGCGAAGCTCAGCGACCAGTTGCATAATCGCCCGGGTGCCTTTTTCGGTCTTCGTGAGTTTCTTGATGTGCTGAATGGCCGCGTTGGTGTTGTCGCCCATCAGTTTTGAGACAAAGGACTCCGACCGCATGTAGGACCAAATGTCCGCCATCCAGTAGGTTTTTTCTTCAGAGGTCAGCCCCGCGAAATTTGTTGCATTCATATCGATCTCCTGTGAGAAATTGAGAAAAACGGTTTAACTTCAGTGTTTTTCCGCACAGTTGACGGTCGTGTGGAGACCTGGATCGACATTTAACGCTCGTCGGAAGCTGGATCGATGGAGCCTTTATAGACGCGCCACGATTGGTCTTACTGCTGTGATTCCCCGGTCATCTTCGCGGGGCCGAGGAATCACCTTACCCGGAGGGTTAAACCTCCGTCCTGTTGATGGCCGACATTGTTTCCTCGATATTGTAATTTATCCTATTCAACATGTTCGCCATCTGGTCGAAAGTTGGGGCACTTGCAGAAGAAAAAGGAGGGCAATCCATCACCTCACCCACAGGATGAAGACAACTTATCCTGGATAATCTGTCTTCGGTTTTTTTCCGCAGGTCCTCGGCCTTTGTCGCAAGAGTTTCCATTCTTTCTAAGATGTGGTCAACTTCCCGTGCTGGTTCCACTTTGTTACATTTGTCCATGCTTCACTCCCTTATGTGCTTGTTTATCAGTTGAACTTCCGATTAAACGAAATCACCCCTGGCCCGCCGTTTCTCCTTCTCGCTCATTGACTTACGCTCGGCCTCGGTAAGCGTCAGCGCGTTGGACTTCACAGTCGGGGTCGTTCTCGCAGATACTCCCGATGTCACCGGCGACGGTTGCTGGCTTGCCGCCTTGGCCCCTGAGATAACTGCGGCCTTCTTCTGCTCTGCCTTCTTCTGCTCAACCTTGGCCTTTTCTGCGTCAGCCTTGGCCTTGGCCTCGTCGGTTTCTTCAACGGCAACCTTGGCATCACCAAAGAACCGCTTGGCAGTCTCAGCCAGCGCCTGGTCAAGAGAGTACCCCTTCCGCAACAGGGCATTTTTCGCACCCTCAAAGACGTCCAGGTTGGTCTGGTCGGCGAAGAACTCTTTCTGCTCGACAACCAGTTGGTTGACCAGAGTCTGAGCCCTGCGCCTTGAGTCTCTGGCCTCGGCCATGGCGTTGAACCGGATCTCAGCCTGAAGATCTTTAAACTCGTCAATCTCCTGCATGATCTTGGCAGCGCCATCAGTCTCACCATCGGCTACCAGGTCGGCGTACTCTTTATACTTTGCCTGCAGATCGAACGTGGGCAGAGTCGGGGTAACTGCCGCCGCCTGCTGTTGCCCTGCCTGCAGTTTGGCAATCTCATCCTTGAGGGCCTGAATCTCAATGTGTTTCTCTACGAGGCGACCGTATGGCACGTCCTTGGGGGTCTTCTTCTTCCCCTCGTCGGCTTCGAGCTCGCCTTCATCGGCAGTGGTTCCAAGGTCGGCTTCACCTTCACCTTCCGCATCTCCTGCGTCGCCTTCTTCTCCTTCGTCGGCAGCACCAGTATCATCGCCATCGTCTTTTTCCTTGTCTTCATCGAGGATCAATTCTACCCGCTTATCAAGGGAATACGGGTTCGGCATATCTCCCCGCTTCAACGCCAAATCTTCCGGCACGTCGCGGTGCAGCACGTCGGGTGTCAGTACAAAAAATTCATCCTCGTCAATCAAAGATCCATCCGGCATAGCTATCACTCCTGTTTGTGGGGTTTCTTGTTGGACTTCTCTATCACTCAACGCCAAGAAGTTCCGATATTTCCTTGTCAGTGCAGCCGTATTCCTGCTGCAGTTCTTCAACGAGATTCGCGACCTGCTTTCTCAACCTCCCAACCTCGCTGGTTGCGGAATCCTGCGCCAATGGCTGGAATGGCGGCCTCGGTTTTGTCCCTTTTGCGGCGGCAAACTTTGCCTTCAGCGCATCAAGCTTCATCTGTCGTTCACTTATCGCTTCCTTTGTCGCAGCTTTCATTCCACCCTCCCTATTCCTATTTAGTCAATCACCTGTGTTTCAATTCCCTGGTTCACACCGTCCAAAGGCGAAGGCGGCTCAGCGGGTGGCACGGGCGTCAACGGGTTCGTATTTGCTGGGAAATCAACCGGTCTTTCGCCTGCCTCTCGATACACTCCCTGCGCGTCAATAGGATATTCAGGGAGAAGAGGTGGCGTGTCCATATCAATATCACCAGAGGACCGCAGCAGCACGTCAGCCAGCGGGGCAGTGCTCGGGTCAGCGGCAATGACGCCTGCAGTTTGCAGCGCCGTGTATTTCGTCTCAGACCTAACATTGACAGTCTCGGCCTGCGCCTTTTCGGCCTGTGCCTTCTTGAGCGCGATTTCAGCTTCAAGTAGCGGGTCAGAGGCGGAAGCCGACGCGAGGTCTTCAATCTCCTTGGCCAACTCATGCTTCTTGGCGTAGCTCGATGAAAGGATGATGTGCCGGTCGGGAACGTTGACCCCTTCCTTCTTCATCTCCATCACCTGGGCGAACTGGCCTTCCTCGAATGTCGCATGGGTCGGGGTGTCGGTGATAACCACATCGTACCGGCCTATCGTGACATCGTTTAAGACGCCATCGACCGTTACTTCGTTGATTATCAGCTCATCCGTGACCTCTTTGGTATCCCTGTCTACAAGCCGAAATACTCTCTCAGAGGTATAAAACTGCTGGATCAGTTCAACGATCTTGGCCGCTGCCATCCGGCGAGTGAATGCCAGGTTGTCGAGTGGCCGGCCCATTTGAATCTGACCCATGTACTGCTTTGTCTGAATGGCCTTACCTGATATCTCATTGCTATTCAGGCCCTGGACCGCATCGCTCATGCCGGAGATGGTCTTGATAGCCAACTCCGCCCGGTCAACCAGCCTATCTGCGCCATGCGGGGCCTGATTTGCCTGCCGCTTAATCGGCTTGTCACCCCCGACTTTTGACCGATAAACCAGAACCAAACCGTTCTTGCCGCCATTCTTCGCCAGGTCCTCCGGGGTCATATTCACCAGGGAATCTTCCGGCACATCCCAACCGCTGTTACTGCTCGAGCCAAGGATTTCAAGGTAATTGGTGATTGACTTGTTCTCCAACTCCTGGGGAGATGTGAGATTATCCACCATCCCCCGAGTGCGGCCCCGCCTGAAGTAAGCGAAGTATGGCCGGACGGTATATGTCTTGTACGGGCTCCAGTCGTTATGCAGCACCACTTCACCGCATGTCACGGTCCAGCGAATCCTCTGGTATTTTTGCACTGAAAAGAATCCGTCGCTCTGCGCCCGCTCTAGTTCCCGCTCATCCATCAATTCAACCGGGGAAATCTCACCAGTGAAAGAGATGTGGACCTTGCCACGCTCAAGGCGCCGGTGCTGCCGGTCGATAATCAGATACAGCCGGCTTGCCTTGTCGTCCTTCGTCTGTGTAACCCAGCCGTCAAAGCCGCTGCCGTCACTGTCCTCGTTGAAATGTGGCCGGCTGAGAAAGGTATCTCCATCGGCAAAGTAGGCGTCTGCCGCAGCCTCCACCCGGGCTGCCAGTTCTTCACCATAGTTCTGCTCAACGTCATCGCGGGAATACCAGCGGGTAATGATGAAGTCACCCCAAGTGGTGGGGTCATAGCTCCTGCCGTCCGGGTCAGGCATACAATCGAGCGGGTCAAGGATCTCTTCAACGATCTCCCCCTGAAAGTTCTCATCAAAGGAAACACGGAAGTCCATGTAGCCACGTTGCTGGATCAACCCATCCTCAAACGCCTGGCTTTCCTTCCAGTGAAATTCTATGTTGTCGCAAACCTGGGAAACCAACTTCGTCATCAGTTGGGCGGACGCCTCGTCGGCACCACCACCCCGGGGGAGGAAGGACATATCAACCCGGCTATGCAACTGCATACCAGTTGCCGAGTTCACCGCCGGCAACACATGGTTCAGTTCAATCATTGGCCGCTTAGCCGCGTTCATCTCTTTCCTGTCGGCCTCTCGCCATTGCAGGCCGCCGCCTAGGTAGACGTCTTCATTCCAAACCGCCCGGGCCATATACTTTCGATGACCGGTGCTGAGGCCATACTGATACCTGGCCATGTTCGTCCGAGCGACTTCCTCTTCAGATGCGCCGGATACCTTATCGCCTCGCTTGGCTTTTTTGCCGGTTGTCTTGGTCATCAGTTGCTCATATGGGTTGTGTTGTTGCCGCTACCGCCGGCCTCATTCAACTTGCGCCTCAATTTGTCCTGCCATGATTCTTTCCTTTGTCGCCTGATGAAGCGCGGGAATGTCATTACCATCTTCGGGTGCCTTATGTTTGCCAGATCGTCCAGCATGTCATCATGAAGCATGACCGGGAATGGAGTGTACTCATCGTTGATCAGCTCGGTTATCAGATTGACCCGCTTCCCTTCGTAATTCGTTTTCCAGATCGACCGCGGCATGATGATCCGGCCTTGCTCAAACAACGGAACCAGTCGGCGGATACGGTCGTTCTTCGGCGTGGTGTCCGAAAGAGGCGTGATGTTGAATCGGTAGTGCATCCGCTCCATCTCGGATTCGATGTGCTGGATGTCTGCCTGGATACCAAAGTGTTCGTAACCCACACCCTCCGGAGTATATTCCTGATGCAACTGGAACAAGGCGTCCGTCCGCTGGGTCAGGTTCAACCGGTCGTGGATACCGTCGAGCAGGTAGTAATTTCGATCTGGCGCCAGACCTACAA